GGGCGGCGAGGCGTTTGGGTTTGCTAGTGAGGGGGTTCGCAAACCATGCAACAGGCTGTTGCGCAGCGTGTTGCGCCCGATCAGCTGGTGGGCGTTCGCGCCATGGCGGAACTGACGGGACAAAACCCGTCAACGGTGACGCGCTATGTGCAGCGCTATCCCGAGCTTGGCGTGTCGGTGGACGGTCAGACCAAAGTCTGGCGTGACAAGTACCTGGCGCACCGGTCGGACAATCCGGCCGCGACGCCCGCGCCGCAGATGGATCTGGACACGCCGGCGCCCAGGATGGCGACGGTGACCGATCTTCCGGCGCGAGCGGCCAAGGGCAAGTACGAGGAAGCTCGCGCGCAGCTTGTAGAACTGGAGTTGGCGGAGAAGCTGGGCCAGCTGGTCAAGGCGGACGACGTGCGCAGCGCGGTGGCGGCGGCGGCGCAAGGCCTGCGCGACGGGCTGCTGACGCCGGACATGGAATTCGCCGAGCGGCTGCTGGCCTGTGACGGCATGGCCAGCGCCGCGGCTATGATCGTGCGACGGAACAGGGAGATGCTGTCGCGGTTCGTCGAGCAATTGGCGGCGCAGGACACATGATCGGCCTGTCGGACGGGGCGGCGACGGTTCGGGCAGCGATTATCGAGGGCCTAACGCCGCCGCGCGAGCGGACAGTATCGGAGTGGGCAAAAGAGGAGCGCGTCGTCTCGCCGGATTCAGGCTCGCCCCAGCCCGGCCGCTGGTCGAACGAGCTGGCGCCCTACTTGGTCGAGCCTATGGATTGCTGCGGTCTTCAGGACCCGAGCACCGATGTCGCATTCATGGGCGCCGCGCAGATCGGCAAGTCGTCTGTGGGAGAGAATTTCACCGGTTATGGGATCTGCGACGACCCTGCCCCGATGCTGATCGTTTTGCCGACGCTGGACGAGGCCAAGAAGTACAACCGCCTGAAGCTCTCGCCGATGCTCGATGCGACGCCTGCTTTGAGAGCCCGGATGATGCGGCTGGTCAGCCGTGACGAACAGGGTTCGTCGGTGTTCTACAAAAAGTTCAGGGGTGCTTCGATCACCATTGCCGGCGCGAACGCATCTGCAGGGTTGCAGATGATTTCGGTCAAGCGTGTCCTGCTGGAGGAGGTCACGGAATTCCCCGACGACTTGGACGGCCGCGGCGACCCGGGCGCGATGGCGCTGGCGCGCACGTTGGCCTGGTCAAATCGCGCGATGAAGCGCGTGCAGGTGTCGACTCCAGGGGTGAAGGGCGCGTGCCGGATTACAGAGGCCTACAGCCGAAGCGACCAGCGACGGTTTTACGTGCCCTGCCCGCATTGCGGCGCGTATTTTCTGCCGCGGTTCGAGTACCTGAAATGGGAGGCGGACGCCGGATCGCCGGCTGCCTATCTGGCCTGCCCCGCACATGGCTGTGTGATCGAGCATCATGCCAAGCGGAGGATGGTCAGGCCGGATGGGTGGTTAAAGACCTATTCAGGAGACGGCTGCCCAGGCGATGTCGTCTCAGCTGATGAGTTCGCTCACCTCCGCAATCGGGCGAGCGCGGGCCGCCAGCCCGGATTTCACGTGTGGCAGGTCGTTTCGCCCTTTGTGAGCTGGGACGAGATCATTCTGCGCTATCGCGAGAGCGTCGGGAATTATCTGACTGAGCGGGTGTTCAGCCAGCAGATACTGGGCGAGGCGTTCGAGGAGAAGGGCGAGGCGCCCGACGACGAGATGCTGTTCTTGCGGCGCGAACCGTACCGTCTGGGCGCGATGCCCGTGGGGGCGCTGGTGCTGACGGGCGCGGTCGACGTGCAGAGCAATCGCCTGGAGTGGGCGGTGTGGGGATGGGGCGCGGGGCTTACTTCGTTCCTCGTCGATAAGGGCATCGTCGAGGGCGATCCGGATTCGGAAGAGACTTGGCGACTGATAGACGCGATCCTGCCTCGAACCTATGCGATGCCGAGCGGCCGAACCTGGCCAGTAGAAATCTGGTGTGTCGACTCCGGCTATAAGAGCCATGCCGTCTATGCGTTCACTCGGGGGCGGCCGCGGGTCATCGCGACGAACGGACTGGATGGCCACCTGCTGCCGATGCTGGGAACGCCCAAGAAAGTGGACGTGAACTGGAAAGGGAAGCCAATCAAGGGCGGCGCAATGCTGTACCCAATGGGGACGTTTCCGCTGAAGAGTCTGCTGTATTCCGGGCTGCGCAAAACAATCGACGGACCAAATGCGGACGGCACATGGCCGCCAGGCGCGGTCCGCCTGTCAGACGATATCGACCGCGACTATGTGCGACAGATGACAGCCGAGTATCTGGCGGACGTTGCGACCCGTGACGGCCGCATCAAGAAGCAGTGGAAGAAAAAGCGCGACGTTGCCAATGAAGCATTGGACCTTTGGGTCATGGCTCGTGCCGGAGCCTGGCATATTGGTCTTGACCGATACACTCCTGAGCGGTGGCGCGTACTGGCAGCTGAGCGGGGTGCGGTTCCAGACCCCGTGCAGGGCGACCTGCTCGGACCCGGTCCAATGATGACCAAGCCTGCTGATGTCCCTGGCCGTGCTTCTCCTTCCGCTCAGGCCACTACCGTTCAGGGGAGTGTGGCTCGGCCACAGCAAGGCCGGCGGATCAGCCGTTCATCCTACCTGTAAGAGGCACACATGAATGTCAGCGAAATGCAGGGTGCGCTCAGCGCGCTCATGAAAGCTCGCGCAACTGGTATCCGCAAAGCGACCTATCAAGGACGTTCGATGGAATACGGCAGCGACGCTGAGATGGCCTCGGCGATTTCAGACCTAGAGCGCCGCATCGCCGCCTCGCAGCCCATTCCGGTCGCCCGCCGCCGGTTTCTGTACACATCATCCAGCAAGGGTCTCTAAATGATCCCCGGCGGTTTTGAAGCTGCAGCTGGGTCGCGGCGGCTGCGCAATTTCCAGCCTAGCCGGCTGCACATCAACGCGCTGATCAAGGCGTCGGGCAAGGACATCACTGCGCGCGCGCGCCATCTTGTCCGCAACAACGGGTACGCGGCGCAAGCGGTCGAAGTGTTTACCGCTGCGTCTGTCGGGGCCGGCATCATCCCGCGCGTGACGACAGGCTCGGCGGCGTTCCGCCGGCGGGTCCAGCAACTCTGGCTAGACTGGACCGATGAGTCCGATGCCGAAGGCATTACCGATTTCTACGGGCAACAAAGGCGAGTGGCGCGCGAGCATTTCGTCGCTGGCGAGGCATTTATCCGGTTTCGCTCCCGTCGTCCGGGCGACGGGCTAACTGTTCCGCTGCAGCTGCAGATCCTGCCAAGTGAACTTCTGCCTGTCGGGCCAGCCCTTACAGGCAATGGCGGCGGGACCATCCGCCAGGGTATCGAATTTGACGGCATCGGAAGGAGAACTGCCTATCATTTCTACAGCCGGCATCCAGACGATACGACCGACGAGGGCACCGCACTGAGCCAGAGGGCGACGCCGGCGGGCGAAGTCGTGCACGTCATGGACCCGATGGACGGCGGTCAGATTCGCGGCGTCTCACGCTATGCGCCAGCCATCGTGAAATTGTTTCTTCTCGATGCCTATGACGACGCAGAACTAGACCGAAAGAAGACGGCGGCAATGTATGCTGGCTTCATCACGCGTCCCCCGCCCGACACTGCGCCTTTCGATCTGGCTGAAACGACCGATATGGAATCGGGCCGCCGATCCATCGATCTCGAACCTGGTATGATGGCCGATCTTGAGCCTGGAGAAGACATCAAGTTCTCGGCCCCGGCGGATGTCGGACAATCCTATGAGCCGTTCCAGTACCGGACATTGCTGCAGATCTTCTCGGCTCTGGGCGTACCTTACGCCTCGGGCAGCGGCGACATGGTCCGCGCCAATTACGGAAATACGCGCGCTGCGCGCATCGACTTCAAGCAACGGATCGAGGCCTTTCAGCACGCCGTGCTTGTCTTTCAAATGAACCGCGCGGTCTGGCGGAAATGGTGCGACATCGCGGTGCTGTCCGGCGCGCTGGTTCTGGAAGAGGGCGTCAGTCTGGATGCGTTGAAGCGTCGGGTTCAGTGGCTGACGCCGCGTTGGGAATGGCTGGACCCGTTGAAGGACGCCAATGCCGAGAAGGTCCAGATTGACGCGGGATTGAAGAGCCGTACGCAATCGGTGGCCGAGCGCGGATTCGATATCGAGGAGCTCGATGCCGAAATCGCAGCAGAGCGACAGAGCGCCGCCGCCCGCGGTCTGCAATTCGCCAATGCCTCATCAGCCCCACCGCCGCCCGATGATCCGGTTCCGGCAGACCTGACGACACAGAAGGAGTAGACAATGGAGCGGATGGAAGCCCTGAGGGCGCGTGTCAGTAATCGCGCTCTGGCGGCCTGTTGGCCGCTGGCGGAGGCTGAACTGTCAGCCCGTGCGATCACCGGCGTGCGCGTTGAGAGGGTCTATGCTGCCGGTGGTTATGACCTTCGCCCTGGCGGCGTTGCCGTTGTGCAGGTGCTTGGATTTATCGCTGCCCGCGCCGACGAATGGGATCTGTATTTCGGGCTTTCAGACTATGCCGCAGTGGTTGATCGCGTGACTGCGGCGCTGGCCGATCCTGTGGTTCTTGGCGTCATGGTCGAAATCGACTCGTGCGGCGGCGAGGCAGCCGGTGCATTCGACTGTCGCGATAGCCTGGTCGCCGCAAAGACCGCGGCAGGCAAGCCAGTCTGGGCAATCGCGCGGGAGACCGCCTGTTCGGGCGCGTATCTGATCGCGAGCGCTTGTGACAGGGTGATAGCGACGCAGACCGCGCAGCTGGGTTCGATCGGTGTCATCGCGCTGCATTGCGACCAGTCCGCCTACGACGCTCGACTGGGCGCGAGCTACACGTACATCCAGGCCGGCGCCAAGAAGAGCGATGGCAACCCTCACATGCCGCTGAGCGCAAGCGCGCTGGCCGACATCCAGGCCGACATCGATTCCCTTTACGCCAAGTTCGTGACGGCGGTCGCGACGTCGCGACCGCTGGATGACGCAGAGATCCGGGCGCAGGAAGCCGCCGTCTATCGTGGCGCCCAGGCTGTCGCTGCCGGACTGGCGGACGAGGTGCTCAGCTTCGAAGCGGCATTGACCAGTTTCGCAGCCGCGCTGGACAATCCAGATCCGACGCCCGCACCGGCGCCCGAGCCGGTCCCTGAGCCGGAGCCGCCAGCGCCGGACGCGGCAACTTTGCGCGTCGCTGCGGAAATGGCGAGATCGGCCGACATCGCGGAAATCGCAGCAACTGCCCTTCGGCAAGGGGTAACGATCGACGCGGCGGCCGCCATTCGAGATGGCGTCCAGCCCGACGCGCTTCGGCGCAGTGTGCTGGAGGAGCTAGCGGCTCGCAGCGAGGCTGCCCCACTCATTGTGGCCGCGCCCCGAGGTGCGACTGCTGGAGAAAGCGCCCTGGTTCGTACTGCACGCGCAGCGGCGAAAAAGAAAACGAGCTGATCGAATTCGCGGTGTGACCGCGTCTAGAGGCCGCCCGTTAGGGGCGGCCTTTTTTCTTACGGCAACTGAAGGAGAAAACCCATGCCTGTTCTGACACAGTCGCCGTTGGTCGGCGACGTGGTGAAATATGAGTGCAATCCGAACTTCACGCGCGAAGTCGTTACCCTGCTGACTGGTTCGATCTACGAGATCGGTTCTGTCCTGGGGCAGATCACCACCGGCGGAAAATACAAACTTTCAACAGACACCGGATCTGACGGCGCGCAGGTTGCTGCTGGCGTGCTGATCCAGCGTGTCGATGCGAGCGCCGGCGATGCTCAGGGCCTGATCGTGAAACGCGGCCCGGCACTCGTGGCCGATGCACTGCTGCTCTTCGACGCCAGTGTCTCCGACGCGCCCAAGAAGGCCGCCAAGCGCGCCCAGCTTGTCACACTCGGCATCGTGCCGCGCGTCGCCGTCTAACCCAGCCCAGTCTCGAGAAGGAATACAATCATGACAGTTGTCGTCAATCCGTTCGACGCCGGCGGCTTTTCCCTGGCCGAGATGACGGAAGCCATCAATATACTGCCGCGCCGCTATTCACGCGTGAGCGATCTGGGCTTGTTCCGGCCCGAGGGCATCACTGTCGATTTCGCGCTGGTCGAGTATGCCAACGGCGTCATTAATCTTTTGCCGTCGACTCCACGCGGCGGGCCGGCCTCCGTATACAAGCGCGACGCTCGCTCTGTGCGCGGCTTCCGGGTGCCGCATATTCCGTATGACGACTACATTCTGCCGGCCGATTTTCAGGGGGTTCGTCCGCAGATCTATGGTGATGCCCCAGACCCACTGGCCGTGCTGATGAATTCGCGCCTGCAGAAGATGCAGGCGAAGCACGAACTGACGCGCGAATACATGCAGGTGAACGCCCTACAGGGTGTCCTTAAAGACGGATCGGGCGCCACGCTGGTCAACTTCTATACCGAGTTCGGCGTCTCTCAGGTGACTGTCGATTTTCTACTCGGCACTGCCGGAACGGACGTCGTCGCGAAGGCGCGCAGCGTGATCGATGCGATCGAAGACAATCTGCAGGGCGAGGTGATGACGGACGTTCATGCTTTTGTCGACCGGACTTTCTTCAACAAACTCATCGGGCACGCCAAGGTGGCCGACGCTTACAAGTACTTCGCTGCGACTGACGGAAACAATCCGTTGCGCGATGGGATGCGGCGCGGGTTCAGCTTCGGCGGCATCATGTGGGAGGCGTATAGCGGCACGGCGACATTGTCTGACGGCTCTACTGCCGGACCATTCCTGCCGGCTAGCGGCGGCGTCGCGTTCCCATTGGGCACCTTGGATACGTTCACGACGTATGATGCGCCGGCCAATCTGATCGAGACGGTGAACACCGTGGGACTGCCCTTTTATGCTCGCCAGTATCTGAGAGAATCGGGCGACGCAGTTGTGGTGCACACCGAGAGCAATCCCCTGCCGATCAACAAGAGGCCGGGGATTTCGATCAAGATCACATCCTCGAACTAACCCCGAACGGCGTTCGGGGTCATGGGGTTGTTCGATCCGTCGGTGGTGCTTCGCGCTGCCGACGCCGCGTTCGGGGTCGAGGCGACGTATACGCCTCCGGTTCCGGACGCGGCGGCGCGCCCGGTCACGATCATCTCTTCGACTGAGGATGCCGATCTCACCATCGGCCAGGCTCGTGGACGGACGAAAAGCGGATTGTTCGAGATGACGGCCAGCCCGGACATCACTCCCGTAAAGGACGGGGTGATCCGTCAGAATGGCGTCGCGTGGCAGATCGTCGAGAAGCCCAGCATGGACGACCCTGATCGGCTGGTGTGGACGTTGCGTTGTCAGGTGGCGGCGGCGTCATGAGCTTTGGCCTGGGCCTGACCAAGAGTTGGGAAGGGCAGATGCGCAAGGCGATGACGGAAGAGGCGCGCCATGCGCGTGTCGCCGCCACGAACGGCATGCGGGTGACGGGCGATCGGTGGAAAGCTGCCGCGCGCGCGAAACTTGTCGAGGCCGGTTTCAGCCAGAGGTTTTCGCAGACCATCACGGTCGCGGTTTACCCCAAGGGCTCGACCATCTCGCTGAGCCCGGCCGCGAACATGGTGAGCCGCGCGCCGCATATCTTCGAATCGCTGACGCGCGGATCACTGATCAAGGGCCGCGGCAATGCCGGCTGGCTGGCCATCGCGCTGCCGACAGCGCCGAAGGCGGCGCGCGGCCGCCGCATGACCTACGCTGAGGCGCTGAAGCGATTTGGCGACCCGAAGATCTTGAAGACGAAGACCGGGTTTCTGGCGCTGTTTCCGACCGTACTGGGCAAGAATGGCACGAGCCTGCGCAAGGCGAGCAAGCGCCGCATCGCGCAGAATCGCGACGTGAGTTGGACACCGATGTTCGTCTTCGTGCGCCAGGTGCAGATGCCCAAGCGGATCGCTATCGAATCCACCCTGGCCGCTGCAGGTGACCAACTGAAGCCCAACATTGCGGCGGCGTGGCCGGCGTCGACCGGAGCCAGATCATGAGCATGCGCGAGCAGATCCTGACGGCGATCTTTGGTCGCCTGGCCGGCGCGTTTGCGGCAGGATCGACGCCGCTGCTGACGCGCAATGCGGCATTCGCCGAGCGGGTCGATGACATCGACACCGTATGGTTCAACCTGATGGACGGGCCGCGCGTGCAGCCGACCGCGCTGCTGGGTGGGGGCTGGGAGTTTGATCACCGCGCCCGGCTGCAGATCTGGGTGCGCGGCGAGGATGACGCCGGCCGGGATCAGCGCTTCGACGCATCGGCCAGCCGGGTGGCCGAGGTTCTGACCGATGACGACCTGGAGGGTCTGGTGGATCTGTGTGTGGTCGAGCCGCCCGAAGAACCCGCGCCCGAGGTTCTGGATTTTGCCGTGGGGCTGAAGGTGGCGGAGCTGCCGATCCTGTTTCTCTACACCGCGCCGACCGAGTTCGGCTGAGGACATCGACATGAGCAAGACGACTGCGGCGGCCGGTTCGGCCGGGGCTTCTGCTGTGCCTGCGCCAGAGAAGGACGCATCGCCCGTCTGGGTGGTGCTGACTGGGTGGCTGGAGGTGCGCAAGCCGGATGGCCTGGCGCTGGACCTGGGGCCAGGGCGGCTCATTCGGGTGCAGCCTGAGAAGGCCGCAACGCTGGTCGCGGATGGCGTGGCGCGGCCGGCGAGCCGGGATGATGTGAGCATTGGCGAGGGACAGGCCAGAGATCTGACCACTGGAGGATATACCTATGCGTAACCTTGGACGCGCCGTCAAAGCGCGGTTTGGCTATCAGGCGGACGCGCTGACCGTGGCGTCGTCGGGCTGGGTGGTGTTCCCGTTCTACTCGATCATACCGCCGGCGGACCCCGACTTCGTCGACGACCCGCATCTGGGCGAGACGCTGGAGAACACCCGCGATCCGATCGCGCCGCTGCGCGCCCTGGTCGCAGGGCAGCTGCGCATGACCGTGCGCGCCGATCTGAACATGCTGGGCCACTGGCTGAAATTCCTGCTGGGCACGCTGACCACGACCGGCACCAGCCCGAACTTCGTGCACACCGCGAAGTCGGGCCGCGAGACGCAGCCCTATGCAACCATCCAGGTGGCGTGGCAGAGCGGCGATGTGGGGCAGTACCGGAACTGCCGGCTGAACACGATGGCGTTCGACTTCACCAAGGACCCGAGCTATCTGCGCGTGGACATGACGTGGGAGGTCGGTGCGTTTGACTACGACACGACATTCCTGTCGGGCACGACGGCGACCGCGTTGACCGCTGCGCCGCTGCTAAAATACAAGTCGACGGCCAGCTGGGGCGGCACGCTGATGGCCGATCTGCTGCAGGGCACGCTGAACTTCACGAACAATCTGGACCGCTACAACACCATGTCGGGCGAGGAATTCCCCGCCGAGATGGACCAGGGCCTGCTGGCGATCACCGGCACGCTGCGCCTGCGCCATAAGGACAGGACGTTCCGCCAGCTGAGCAAGACGAACGCCGCGCCGGCCGCGCTGTCGATCAACACGCCCTCTCTGAGCGATGCGACGAACCGGCTGTTCAACCTGGCGATGGCCAATGTGCGGCTGAAGGCGGAAGGCCCGCAGGTGAACGGGCCGGGCGGCGTGGAGGAGTCGTTCAGTATCAGGCCTGAACAGACCGCAAGCGTCGAGGCGCTGCTGGCGACGCTGAAATGCGGCACGGCCGGCACGGTCTACGCATGAGCGAAATCCTAATGTGGCCGCTGGCGGCGGTTCGCCCTAGCGTGTTCCGCTTCGATCCGATGGGGCTGGAGGCGCATCACGGCGCCCTGGATGCGGTGGTCATGAGCGCGGCGCGCACGAAGGCCGGCGAGATCATGGCGGCGATCGAGAACGGCGCCGCGGCGCTGGCCGAGATCGGCCTTGACCCGGAGGCGATGGCGCAGCCCCTGCTGAAAGAGGGCCTGCGCAGCTGGCTGTATTATGCCGAGCTGTGGATCGCCTCGGTGAAGACGGTCTCGTTCCTGGAGGGCGGAACACGCGTCGAGGGACGGATGCCGGGGACGGAGGTTTACAAGGCGCTGCAGATGCCGGCTTTGTTCGGGGCGTGGTGCGAGCACGCCGCAAAGCTGCTGGTGAGTATCCCGGAGGGAAACGCCTCAGCGCCCTCGCCCAGTATGACTGGGGCGGGGGCGCAGACTATTGCCGGGGATGCCTGAGCGCCAACCGGCCCTGTTCGCGGGGCCTGCCGGGCGATGACGGGGCGCTGTGCCCGCAGATCGAACACCGCCCTCAGACCGGGGCCGGCGTGCTGACCGTCAAGGCGTGCGGCAGCCCCGGCGTGTGGCGCATGGGCGCGCTGGGCGGGCTGGCCGGGATCGACTGGCCCAGCCTGATGATCGTGCATGGCGACGACGCGACCTGGCCCCAGATCAGGGCCTATGCGCGGTTCTATGAGGCCGGCGCCGTGAAGGGCGCGGCGGAGAAGGCGGCGCGGGATCGTGCTGCGCCTGACGAGGGCGGCGGCGCCGCCGAGCCTGGCGAATACACGGAGGTGCAGCATGGCTGACAAGACATTCGTGATGCGCCTGCAGCTGGAGAACGGCGAGGTCGTCGTGCGCGGCCTTGACGAGATCGGCGACAAGGGCGAGGCGGCGGGGCGGAAGATCCGGCGCGCCACAGAGGTTGAGGCGTCGCCAGGCTTAAGGGCGATGACGACGGCGACGGGCGAGGCGCAGCGCGGCATCGAGGGACTGGCAAGCCGGGCCGGAACGCTGGGGACTGTGCTGTCGTCGATCGGGCCGACCGGCATTCTGGTGGCGGCAGGTATTGGTGCGGCCGTCATCGGTCTTGCGGCCCTCAGCCGACAGGCGATCCAGACTGTCGCGGACCTGGACCAGTTGCAGGACATCGCCGACAAGCTGACGATTGGCACCGATACGATCCAGAGTCTTCGTCTGGCGGCCCGTGAGGCAGGTTTCGAATTCGCCAATGCCGACGCCTCGATCCAGGCGCTGCGCGACGCGCGGCTGACGGCCCTTTCAGGGATGCGTGGGTCCGAGCGGGCGCAGGCCGGGTTTACCGCGCTTGGCATCAGCCGTGATGACCTGTCCCGGATCGAAGACATGGAGACGCTGCTGCAGCGCGTGGCGCGCGGCGCGAACGAGATGGGCGACCAGGGCCGCGCCGCCGCAGTGCTGTTTCGTATGGGTCTGGATTCGATTGCGCAGGGCCTGATCGACGCGGAAGGCAATCTGGAGGGGTTGAACCAGAAGAACCGCGAAGCGGGGCGCATTGTCGATGAAGAGCTGGTGCAGCGCGCCGCCGAGCTGACCGGTCAATGGGAGGAGATGGCGACCAAGTTGAGCGTCACCGTCACGCCGGCCTTCATCGCCCTTGGCAATGCCGCGACGCCGGTGCTGGAATTCATCGCCGACAAGCTGCGCGAAATCATCGGCATGTTCAACAGCGAGTCGTTCAATCAGGGTATCGAGAAACTGTTCCGGACCGGCCTGCTAACCACAGGAGGCCAGGTGTTGCGCGGGTTGGCGCCCGGGCTTCAGATCGGGCAAGACCTGAACGAGGCGCTGGCTGAAGACCGGCCGGCGCCGGGCGCAACAGCGACTGTGCGCCGCGATCTGGGCAGCCTGCCGACCCCTGCCCTGCCATCTCCATTCCTGCCCAATCTCGACAAACAGCTGGAGGCCTATGCCGAGGGCATTGCCGAGATGCGTGAAGCCGAACAGGAGGCGGCGCGCGGCGCGGCCGCGACGGCAAGGGCGGATGCCGAGGCGAAACGCGCAGCAACGGAAGCGGCGCGCGAGCTGGCGGCGGCCGAGCGGCTGGTGCTGGACATCAAGGGCAAGGCGGCGCAGGCCGATGCGAAGCTGCGCGAGCAGATCGAGGGGCTGACCCGGGCGCGGCAGCTGGGCGTGATCGCGACCGATGCAGAGTATGACGCGCTGGTGCGGCAGGCCACGGCGAAGGTGGATGTCGAGCGCAATGCCTGGCTAACGGATGCGAACAAGCAGGCCGTCGCACTGGTCGAGACGCTGAAGACCGCCGATTTCACGACCGAAGGGGTGAATGCCCGGTTCGACCTGATGGGCCGGATTCTGAGCGGCAACGTCACGACGCTGGATGACCTGCTGAACGTGCTGGTGGACATCGTGGCGCAGCTGGCGCAGGCGGCGGCGATGGGCGCGGCGAACAATGAGGGCAGTTTCTGGAGCCTGTTCGGCGATGCGCTGCTGGGGTTCGCGGGGCTGGGTGGCGGCGGCGGCGCTGGCGCGCAAGGATCTGCGAATATCGGCGGCGGAAGCGGCGGTCAGTTCGGCGGGCCGCGGGCCGGGGGCGGACCCGTCGAGCCCGGCAAGTTCTATCTGGTGAACGAGAACAAGGCGGCCGAGGGGCCGGAGTATCTGGTCGCCGGCGGGCACGCGATGGTGCTGAATGCCGGCCAGATGGCGGCGCGGGCCGGTGCGGCGCCGGAGGCCACCCGCGCCCTGGCGGCGTTCGTCGGACCTGCACCTGTTGCTGCGCCTCGCGAGCCCGCGCGGCTTGTGGGGGCCGGGCCGCAGGTGATCGAGCGCAACACTGTGCTGCGCAACGCTATTGAGTATCGCGCCGTTGATCGTACCGGCGATCGCCCCGTTGCGGCCCTGGTGGGGCCTGGTTCCGTCACGCCCGGCGGCGCGCGGTTCGGGGCACTGGGCGCGCCGGGCGGGATGGCGGCGATGCCGGCGCGGGCGATGGCGCCGTCGTTCGATCCGGCGCAGCTGATGGCGCTGGCCGGTGGCGGCGGCGGCGGGCGTGAACGGGCGGCGGCGCCGGTGGTCAACATCATGCCGACGGTCACGAACAACACCGGCCAGGCGATCGAGACCGAGACGAAGACGTCGCAGGACGGGCGCGGCAATGTGACGATCGAGACGATCCTGAAGCCCATGGTGAAGCAGGCACAGCGCGAGAACGTGCGCAGCGGATCGATGGACAAGGCGATGACCGAGCGGTCGGGCGTGCGGCCCCGGCTGAGGCCGGTCTGATGGGTGGCGTCTGATGGCGACAACAGTGTTTCCGGGCGCGGGCGTCTGGCCGCTGAAGGCCGGGTTCAAGACCAAGCCCGGGCGCGGCTATGTCGGGTTCGAGTCGGACAAGACGGGCGCTGAGAAGCGCCGCCGCGTGACGACGAAGGCACCGGGCACGCTGTCGTTCAATCTGCGGCTGAGCTGGGCGCAGGCCGCGGATCTGATGGAGCACTATGAGGTGACCTGCAAGGGCGGCGCGCTGCGCTTTGCGTGGACGCATCCGCTGACGGGCGCTGACATAGAAGCGCAGTACACGGATGAGCCGGACATCTCGGAGCGGCCGAACACGGCGGCGTTCACGGGCGCAGTGCAGTTGAAGTACTGGCCGGTCTGATGACTCTAGACGTCGAGATCCGCAAGCGGGACAGCGGGGATGTCGTCATCGCGCTGATGACGATCGACCATGTCGACCTGAGCGTGCCGATCCGCGTGGCCAATAACGGCGAACACATCGAGAGCCGGGGCGAGACCTATTACGGCTGGCCCTGGCGGATGAAGCTGCCCGACCAGGGCGAAGATGCCGATTACCAGGCCGAGATCGTGGTCGACAATATCGACCCAGAGATCGTGAAGGCCCTGAAGGGCTCGCTTATTGCGCCGGTCGTCACCATCGAACTGGTCATGGAGAGCGATCCGGACAGTGTGGAGAAGGCGATCGAAGGCTTCGAAATGACCGAGTCCGCCTACGATCCTGTGACGGTGACCGGCCGGTTGAGCCTGCCCGACTATCGCATCGAGCCGGCCTGTCACAAGCGGTTCATCCCGACTGTCTTTCCCATGCTGGTCTACTGACATGATGTGGCCGGTGGAACTGAAAGCGGTCCGGGTGATCGACCTGCTTCGCGTACCGTTCAAGGTGCATGGCGACGACATGAGCGGGTGGGACTGCGTGGGCTGCGCGCGGTTCCTGACCCGAACGGCGTTCGGGGTCGAGGTCAAATCGTTCGACGATCAGTACACGGGCGCCGACTGGGCCGACGTGGCAACGCTGGAAGCGGCGATCGGGCGCGAGGTCGGCAGCTTCATGCCCTGCGATCCGCAGTTCGGGGCGTGGCTGGTGCTGAAGCGGTTCGGGCATGCGTGTCATATCGGGTGGTGCATCGATGCAAAGACCTTCATCCATGCCGAAGATGCAGGGCCTGTGAAGGGCGCGTTGCGCACGGTGAAAGGCGGCGGCACGTACACTGCGCCGCTGGCCGAGTGGGTCGCCAAGAAGCGCTTTGTCGGGGCGTTTATGCCCGCGGGCGTGCGGCGATGACATCTGTCGCGACGTTTGCGCCGCGGCCCTTGTCGCGGCCGACAGGGACGGCGGAGGTGCCGGACGGGTTCACGCTGGCCGAGATGGTGGCGTGGTCGGTGACCCAGGGCCACATGACGCTGACCGAAGCAAGATCGGCCAATCTGGTGATCTCGCTGCACGGGCACGAGGTGCTGCGCGAGAACTGGCACAAGGTCAGGCCCAAGCCGGGCGCGCTGATCCTGGTGCGGATGCGGCCGATGGGCGGCGGCGGGTCTGGCAAGAAGAACCCTCTGCGCACGATCCTGCAGCTGCTGGTCGTGGTGGCGGTGGCGTGGATCTCGGGCGGCTTCGGCGTCGGCGGCATTACTGCGCTTGGCGGTCTGTTCGCGGCCGGCAGCACGTCCGCCATGATCCTGGGGGCGGTGGCGTCTGTCGCGCTGAACGCGCTGGTCAATGCCATCGCGCCAATTCCCCAGCCCGAGCAGCGGTCGCGGTCGGAGAGCTATACGCTGACGGGGGCACGCAACAGCGCCGATCCCTATGGCCCGTGCCTGATCACGCTGGGCCCGCATAGGGTGACCGGGCGGCTGGCGGCCCGGTATTTCACCAAGGTCTTCGGCGATTCCATCCTGATGTACATGCTGGTCCAGTGGCATGTGGGCAAGTGCACGCTGGCGGATCTGAAGATCGGCGACACGCCGGTTTCGGAGTATGCTGACGTTACTATCGCGCACCGGCTGATGGGTGAGAGCTATGCCTCGACCCTCGGGACGGTGATCGGCAATCTGGTGTTCGAGAATCCCGACATCCAGATCGAGCTGCTGGCGGCGGATGGCTGGCAGACCAGACGCTTCCCGGCGCCGGCGACGCAGCTGAGCTTCGACATCGCGTTTCCAGGAGGCCTGAACACATCGGATGGTGGCATCGGCAATCGCAGCGTCACGTTCGAGGTGGGGTATCGCAAGCTGAGCGAGGCCTACCTTGGCGACGTGTCATGGGTGCCGGTGCCGACCTCGGCCTCGGTGCACATGGTATCACCCGGCGTTCTGACGATCACCGCCGCGACGCTTAATGCCATTCGGCGGATGATTGAATGGGTGACCTATGACGCGGTCAGCGGGCCCGACGATTACGAGATGCGCATCCGCCGGACGACTGCCGACACTGCCTCGACCAAGGTGGCCGACGAGGCGTACTGGCTGTGCGTGCGCGCGGAACGTACCGGCGAGGCGATCGCCGATGACAGCATCTGCGCGACCGCGCTGGTGATCCGCGCGAACCGTCAGCTGAATGGGGTGATCGACGATCTGAACGCAATCATCACGCCCGTGGTGCCGACCTGGGACGGCACGGACTGGGAGACTGAGGCCGCGTCGTCGAACCCCGCCGCGCTGAACCGGTGGCTGCACACGGGCCAGGCGATCGCGCCAGCCAAGCGGCTGACGGCGGCGCGGCTGGAGGCCGGGGCCTATGAGAACTGGTATGAGTACTGCGAGACGAAGGCCTTAAGCTGCGCCGCTGTCATCGACTATGCGGCCAGCATCGAGGAGGTGTCACAGCTGACGGCGGCGTGCGGCTATGCCAGTTCCGCCTGGGCTGGAGGCAAGCGGACCGCGATCATCGATGACGAGAAGCTGCCCGTCCAGGTGTTCACCTCGGAAACCGTGCGGGGCTTCAAGGAGCGCATCGTCTACCTCGACCCGGTGCATGCGCTGCGCGTCGCGTTCCTGAATGCGGCGGCAGGATACAAGCCGGACGAGGTGATCGTCTATGCGGATGGCTACGACATCACGACTGCAACTCTGTTTCAGAGCGCCGAGGCGCCAGGCAAGACGAACGCGATCGAGGCCTGGCGGATGGGGCAGCGCCTGCTGAAGCGGGCGAAGATCCGGCGTATCGGGACCGAGTTCGAGATCGACACCGAGTCGCTGGTGTCGCGCTACGGCGACCGGGTGCTGGTGGAGCATTTCGCGTTGCAGGAGAGGTCGCAGTCCGCCCGGGTGGTCGAGGTGCTGATGGACGGGCCGGACGTCATCGGCGTGCGACTGGACGAGCTGGTCACCATGGAAGACGGCGTGACCTATGGTTTGTTGATCCGCCGCGGCGCAGACGGCGCGCTGCCGCTGTTCGACGTCGACAATCCCGCGACGGGCGGGGGCGACGTCACGATCGACGAGATCTGGTTCGACGGTGCTGTGGATGCGGGCGATGCGCCAGTGGTTGGCGACCTGGCGGTGTGGGGCGAGGCCGGCAAGATGATGGTCGATCGCCAGATCATCAACCTGACGCCTGGCGATGACGACTTCACCGCGAGCGTGGTGGCGGTGCCGTATGACGACGAACTGTTCAGCCAGGACGGCGTGACGCCTGTTCTGCCCGCCAGCATCCTGCAGGCCGGCGTGGCCGGGCGGCGATCGGTGGGGGCCGGCACCCAGTCGGGAGACCTGAACCCCTCCCTGCCGCAGCTGGCGCTGCAGGCGCAGCAGGCCGCGATCATCCAGGAGAACGATCTGCTGCAGCAGCAGATCGACCAGTCGATGGGCGTGATGCGACGGCTGCAGGACGGGACGCCGCGCCGTCTGCAGGACGGCACAATCAGGAGGCTTCAAGCGTAATGCCCGGCACCATTCCAGAATTGATAGATGCGTCCGGCTTCCAGCTGGGCGATGTCTTCGAGATCTACCAAGCCTCGTCTCTCGACAACCGCCGCGCCACGGGCTCGCATGTCAAGGAGCGGTTCGAGGCGACGGGGTTCAGCTTCACCGGTCAAGTCGCGGGCGCGTCAGGAGGCACCGCCTTGGCACCGTCCTTCGCTTTCGTGGGAGAGACCGACACCGGGATCTATTTGTATGGCGCCAATGCCATCGGGTTTGCTGCAGCTGGCGGGCCGGTCGGATACATCAACAACGCGGGCCTAACGGTCGAAACGTCGTCCGCGAGCCAGCTGAACGTGTTTTCCGACTCGCTGGCGACGCTGAAGGCAGCGACGTTTGTGGCATCAAGCACCGGACCTGTCTTCAGGCTGACAAAGGGGCGCGGCACGAATTCCGGCAAAGCCGCTGTTGCCAACGCAGATAGCAGCGGCTCGATTTTCTTTGCTGCCATGGGTGACGCCTCGACTGAGGTCAATCATATCTCGATCACCGGAACGGTTACGCAGGCGACGCCTAGCCCGACCGCGATGGGGGCTCGACTGGCTATCGGCATGTGCGAAGTCGGCAGCTCCACACGGACAGAATTCCTGCGGGGAGAGCATGCAACAGGCCTGAGTATCAGGTCGCGTGTCGTGGTGGACCAGGATGGCGGCATCCAAAAGTACAGCCGCACCGTCGCTCAGATCAACGCGCTGACGCCAACGGCCGGGCGCGAGTTCTTCTGCTCTAACGAAAGCGGCGGTGCAGTGCCCGTATTCGGGGACGGCACGAACTGGAGGCGCATGACGGACCGCGCCATCATGACCTAGCCGCACAACCATTCTGACCTGACGCAGCCCGCCCTCACCGGCGGGCTTTTTCGTGGAGCATTCCATGCAGACCAATATCCCGTTCGTCTTCGAGAAGACGCTGGGGCCGACGAACCTGAACAGCTGCTTCGTGCTGGAGATCCAGGACCCGGATTATCAGGCCTATGATTTCGAGGAAGACGTCATCGAGTTCCGGCTGGGCCGGGAGCGGACCGGCGGCAACGCGCTGATCGTCACGCGCAGCGACGGCTTCCTGTCGAGCGGTCGGCCGCAGGTCGAGGTCGAGGTCGTGGCCCGCGACGTGGTGCGCCCGGGCAGCAGCGTCAACCGCATCACCGTGTGGTGCGACCCGGCCGTGCAGGCCTGGCGCGATCTGCAGCATGGCGGCCGCTATCCGGCCGACCTGAACCGCATCGGACCAATCGAGGCGACGCCGCTGGCGTCGGGCCGCGTCACCATTGTGAGGGAGACAAGCGCATGAGCATCGGGGTCAAGACCATGAGCGACAGGGGCGGCGCATGACGGCGCGGGGCGACGGCCAGGGGCCGGCCGGCGTGTCGGCCATGCAGGCGCTGTTCAAGACGCCGGACCCGGATAATGACGGCGAGCCCTATATCGCCGCACCGACCGTGCCGGCGATGGCGACGTGGCTGCGCAAGCCAGCCGTCGACGCGGCGGCCGAGATCGCAGGGACGGTGGCTGCTGCGGAAGCCACGGTGGCGGGTCTTGAAAGCGATGTCGCCAGCACGATCAGCACGGCGACGTCAGACCTGAACGCGCTGCGCTCGACCATGCTGGCGGCGGTGAACGGCGCGGTGGCCGTCATCGAGACAGGCGACGAGCTGCTGGGCTATCGCGACGACGCAGCGGCGTCGGCTGTCGAGGCTGAAGCTGCGGTCGTGTCGTCGCCCTTCGCGACGCTGCGTCCGGCGGCGCGCAACGTCATCGCCGTGCTGAGCGGGACGGATGGATCGGTCATCGCGACCTTTGTGTGGGACCGAGACGCCGCCAAGGTGCGTGTCGCCGATCATGCGCTGTCGAGCGATGTGGACGCGGCGGTCGTCACCGCGACGCTGGACCAGCTGAACGGACTGGCCCGGCCTGCGACACGCGGCGTGCTGGCGGCGCTGACGGGCGCTGACGGGCGCAGCGTGGCGCAGCTGATCTGGGACCGCGCCGCGCAGGCCGGCGTCTGGGAGGGTCACGCCACGACCGCCCATGTGGCCGCCGATATCGCGGTCGCGACAGACGGTCTGCCGGCCGCGGTTGAGCAGCCCGCGCCGCGCGGCGTGATGCTGCGCCTGGCGGCAGATGACGGGGCGGTGCTGATCGATGGCCGCTATGACCGGGCCACCAATGCGCTGCGCTGGGCGGGGCACGCGCTGACCGGAGATCCGGTGTCTCTGGTCGACGGGCAGGTAGATAGGCCCGCGCTTGAACTGGACCTGAAGCGCGTCACCGTGCCGAACAGCGGCGACGCGGTGTCGGTGGAGCCGGTGACCTTGCGCTCGATCGCAGGCCAGCCGACGGCCAAGACCTCGATCACCGGCTATGGCTGGACGCGCCTGCCGGCCGATCGCAGCCCCCACATCATCGGCGTGAACGACACCGGCACGGCGCTGCAGTTCCGGCGCAGCTGGGGCCTGCCGATCGCGGGGCAGAAATACATCGGCACGTTCAATCCCGGCAGCGTGGCCAGCCTGACCGACCTGGGCACATTCACCTCGACCCTGCCCGCTGCGTCAGGCTATGCGGACGGCGATTATCTGGAGGCGACCGTTGCGGCCGGCGTGACGATCGGCGCCGACACCTATGCCCAGGGGGACCTGGCTGTGAAGAGCGGCGGCGCCTGGGTGAAACAGGCGTGCCCGGCAGGTGCGGTGGACGAGGCCGAATTCTGGCAGCTGAGCGCGGGCGGGACCTTCAAGGGCGTCGCCTACGCGACCGGCGACCGGATCATCCACCTGACGACGCGCACCGTGAGCGGCGCGGGGCGGCGGCTTTGGACGAAGGGCCGGGCCGATCAGATGTTCCTGCGCGGCGAGACGGCGACGCCCTCGACCTCCCCGCCGGCATCGCCCGTCAATGGCGACCTGTGGCAGGTGACAGCGGCCGACGGATCGTATGCGGTGGATGACTGGCTGCTGCGCCAGGGCGGCGCATGGCTGCGTCTGGCGACCGATGGCGTGGCGAGCTATGCCGATGGCGCGACGATCGCCAGGCGCTGCGAGCGCGGGTCGCAGGACTGGGAGTTCCGCCGCAGCGACAAGTCGGCGACACGAGTGGGGCTGGGCCTGAGGTCACGCACCGAGAGCAAGCGGGCGAGGCCCACCAGCTCGGGCCTGTTCGTGATCGGCGATTCCATGCCGGGCTTCCTGGCGTCGTCGCTGACAGCTGCGCTGGCGGGGGAGCGGACGCTGGTGACCGAGAGCTATGGCGGCCACACGGCCAGCCATCTGCGCGGCATCTTCCGCGACCTGGTGCTGAACCGGGGCGATGCCTATGGCGGCAATATCCTTGTCACCTGGCACGGTCAGAACAATGTCGGCGATGCGGATCTGACGAACGAGGTGAACGCCGAGATCGTGGCGCTGATGGGGTCGCGCGACGTGCGCGCGATATTGATGAGCGTGCTGGGCCAGTTCGTGACGACCTGGAACGGCAGCCGGATCGTGGTGGCGAACCACGAGGGCCAGTTCGCCCGCAACGCCACCGGCAATGTGATGTTCCGCACGGTGCTGTTCCTGGAAGAGCAGTTCCCGGACTTCGTGTTCGATACGCGCAAAGAACTGTGCATCGACGCGCCATCGACGCCGGCGCTGCTGTGGCCGGGGCTTACCGAGGCTGAGGTGGCGGCAACCTATGGCATCGTGCCGTTCAGCTATTTCTTCAACTATGCCAGCGTGCCGTGGACGCCGGCGGCGCTGAGCTTTGCCGGCTATCGCTCTGCGGCGGGGCTGCCGACCGGCGGCGCGGATCTCGATTACTGGATCAGGACGGTCGCCGATGGCGGTCTGGGTCACGGCGTGGGCGCGATCTATGTGCGCTACGCCGGCGTCTGGACCGTGCATGAGATCGCCGACATCACCCACATCACCGTGCCGCTGGGCAACCAGAAACTTGCGGCGCGCATCGTCAACCGTCTGGCAGAAAGAGGCTGGTAGTCCCATGGCAACGATCATTCAGAGCAAGTTCGCGGGCGGCCCTGGCCTGCCCGTCATCACCCAGTCGGCGACGGACTGGGCGGCGGCGCTGGCCGCGATGCAGGCGGCCGACGTGCGCATGCTGTTCGCGCCGGTCAACGACCTGATCGAGACGGTCAGCGGCACGCGCTACATGCAGGACGTGCTGAAAGCGCAGGTCGAGTATCTGAACACCGGCACCGCGCCCACGATCGCGACGGGGCCGACGCAGTACGGCACCGGCGGCGCGCCCTCGGCGACGCTGGGCGGCATCTCGGGCGTGCGCGGCTGGCGCGGCAACCAGGCCGGCCAGTTCGCGGCGTTCGGCGAGATCGAGGCCGGCGAGGACCCGCCGCACTGGGGCTTTGTCGTCGCCAAGGTGGGCACCGACACCGGCGCGCGGGTGCTGTTCAACAGCGACCCCGACGCGACCGGTTATGGCGACTGCCTTCTGGTGCTGGACAATGAGAGCATCGAGTTCAGGGCAGGCGGCAGCGACGCCGTGACGGGGTTCGGCATCGAGGGCACGCCCTCGGCCTGGCACCTGTATGAGTGGCACTACACGCCTAGCGACGACATGGTGCGCTTCTGGCGCGACGGGGTGGCGGGGCTGTCCTACGTCGTGCAGACGTCGATGCCGGGCGCGCATTTTGTCGGCGGCGTCGGGCAGCTGTGCGGCAGGGCGGCATCGTCGAACATCGATCCGCATGACGGCACGAACGCGGCGATCGGCATCGTGGCCGTGGGCAATGGCGTGATGAGCGACGCCGGGCGGACGACGGTGCGCACCACGCTGAAGACGCTGTACTCGATTCCCTGATCTGGCCTGACATCGTTCGATCTGACCGCCGCCCGCTGGGCGGTTTTTTATTGCCCGGAGGGTTCATGACTGAGGTTCGACAGAGCCAGGAGCGGCTGGCGACAATCCGCAGGCTGCCGATCGGCGACGCCCTGGTGGCGGTGCTGCGCAGCGCCGGCGAGGCCGCCGGCATCGACGTGGTCGAGGTCGTATCTGGCGGGCAGTTCGCCCATGGCAAGGGCCCGCGCACCGGCTCGACACGCCATGACGACGGCAAGGCGGCCGACGTGCAGCTGTTCAAGGCTGGCCGCCTGCTGGATTTCGAAGACGGCGATCGCGACCTGGTCGCTGCCTTCGTCTCCGCGGCCGCCGCGCGGGGCGCGACCGGCATCGGGGCGGGCGTTGGGTACATGGGGCCGCATCGCCTGCATATCGGGTTCGGCTCGCAGCTGGTGTGGGGCGCGGGCGGACGGGCGGTGAATGCGCCGGCCTGGCTGCGTCAGGCGGCGGCGAAGGGCTGGGCTTCGCCGGTGAAGGAACGCCCTACCCTGCGCCTTGGCGATCAGGGCGAAGACGTCGCGACGCTGCAGCGGGCGCTGCATGGCGAAGGCTTCGACCCCGGCCCGGACGACGGCGATTTCGGGCCGAAGACGGAGCGGGCGGTGATCGCGTTCCAGCAGAGCCGCGCGATCAAGACCGATGGCGTGGCGGGGCCGCGCACCTGGGCGATGCTGGAGGCCTGACATGTCCAACGAACCGCAGGAATCGCATTGGTCCATGGACAAGCGCGTAAACGTGTCTGTGGTGGTGACGTTAGCCATCCAGATTATTGTCATCATCTGGGGGGCGTCCGCCATGTGGACGCAGGTGCAGGCGCTGGAAGCGCGCGTGGCGCAGATCGAAGCCATGAAGATCAGCGAGCGTGTCGGGCGCATCGAAGAACAGATCCGCGGCCAGGGCTCGCAGCTCGACCGCATCGAAACGAAGCTCGACCGGCTCACGGGTTATCCGAGCAAACCGTAGTCCGCCGCGCGGGCGGGTCCCCGCGTCAAATCAATGGAGAACTTTCATGCGTCGTAGCCTCTTCTGGGGGGCGCTGATCTGCGCCCAGATTTCTTGTGTGACGGCAGTCGCCGCCGCTGTTGTTCCCGTGGCTCATGCGGCCGATGGCGGGGCCGTGACCGTGCCCTGGGGCGACTGGGCGGCCGAGGTGCTGATCGTCACGGCCGGACTGCTGATCGGCTGGGTCGGCCGCGCCGTACCGGCAGCAGTGCGCCAGTGGGCGGGCAAGCTGCTGGGCGATCGCGTCGACCAGCTGCTGGAGCGCGCCATCCAGTATGGCATCAATGCCGTCGCCGGCGCGGTGCGGGGCAAGACCCTGTCGCTGGACACAGGCCTCGATGTCGCCAACCAGGCGCTGAACTACGCCGTGCGGCAGGCACCCAAGCTGGTTGATGAGATCGGCGTGGGGGCGCTGCGCGACAAGATCCTGGCGCGGCTGGACCTGGACGAGGCGGCATCGATCGTGCGGACACGGCCGCTGCCGCCTGCTCACAAAGGTTGATTGCGCGCGTCCCGCGCGACACGAGATCCGGCGGTTGACCCCGCTGGATAGCCTGCGGCGCTCACCCGCCGCGGGTGCCCTTCCTGGGCGTTTCCTCCCTTACCTCGCGCCCCTCGGTCCTTCGGGATCAAGGGGCGCATTTTTTCTGGGAGTTGCTTCGCCGGCAACAAGCCGGCGGGGGACGGGGTGCTAGAGACACCCCGAACCGCGAGGTGGAGCCTCGCCCGATCAGCCTTAGCTGTCAGCGGACCGGCCCGCACCCTGGACCAGGGCGTCGGCATCCGACTGCAGCGATCGAGCAAGGTCAACCCAATGCGCAATGTGCGCTGTCCGTCGTGCCTGCGATTGTGGTTCCGCGCGTTCAACAACGCGATCCGGGGCCGCGTCGAAATCCGTTGCCCGCGCTGCAAGGGCGACTTCCTCCTGACGGCCACGAGCCGCCCGCCTGAGCGCCTGAGAGCGCCACAGGATGCGCCCAATGGCCGACAGGATGATGGATGATGCAGACGGCCCGCCGCGTGGTGCAGATCTCCGCGCGCGGGCGTTTGATGGCCTGGTCAACGACCTGGCCAGGGCGGCCCCGGAGCTTCGTCGCTTCGGGGCAGTCGCCCTGTTTCGCGGCGACAATGCCGCCAGCCTCGACATCGTGCGTGCGCGCATCGATGCCCTGGTCGCCGATCCCCCCTATGGCATCGGCTATGTCGGCGGTGGCGGAAGCCACAAGTTCGCCGGCGTTGCGATCGCAGGTGATGATCGCCACTTCGACCCCTCCCCCTTTCTGCATCTTGCGCCCCGCACCTGCTTGTGGGGCGCCAACCACTTTGCCGCCCGGCTGCCGGCATCGCCTGGCTGGCTGGTGTGGGACAAGCGCTGCGGCGCGAAGCCGATGGACCAGGCCGACTGCGAGCTAGCGTGGACCGATCAGCGCCGCCCGGCACGTCTGAAGAACCTGTTCTGGTCTGGCGCCCATCGCGGCTGGGAACGCGGCGAGCACTGGCATCCGACCCAGAAGAGCGTGGATCTGATGGCATGGTGTCTCGACCAGCTGCAGGTGCCGCCCGGAGGAATCGTGTTCGATCCGTTCATGGGATCTGGCACGACCGCGATCGCGTGCATGAAGACAGGCCGGCGCTTCATCGGCGTCGAGCTGGAGGCGCGGTGGTTCGAGGCGGCCGTCGCCCGGGTCTCGGCCGAGGATGGACAAGGGCGGTTGTGCGTTTAGCGAAGAGGATCAGCGCGGCGCCCCGGGCGTGCGGGAAAATGCCAGTGACGACGCGAAGCCGGCAGGGAGCTGCGACATTGCGGCTGCTTTGTGCAAAGCACAAAAATTCCTCTCACCATCGCTTGTGTAAGGGGCATTATAGGCCACGCTTTACAGTTCCGTTGGTGTGGCGGGTTAGGAGTCGCTCGTTCAGATATGCACAGCAATCTGCAAAACGGTGAATAACCCAGATTTCGATGGTGAAGGCGACTGACCGCTGTGGTTTAAAAAAGAGCGAGTGTCGCGATTCCTCTCAATTGTGGAGGGGTGCTCGTGGCGGCTCGCGTCAACTTGCAAAGGAGTCTGATCAAAATGACCTAAGCTCATCGTGACTGCCTCGAGCGGCCAACGCTGACTCTGGGATGAGAAGGTAAGGGAGGAAACCAGGATCGCCAAATCCAGGTTCCCTTGCCCCAACTTTAACAAGTGCTTGGCACCCATCGAGAATGGCAGATGAGTATCTGGCCATGGTCGTGTCAAGCCTCAAGTAAGAGGCCAAAATGGCGAAAAGGTATTCCCACCCGCTTACCCCTGAGCAGATCGAGGAGATTAAGTTGCTCCTCGCGAATGACAATCTGGCGCAGCACCAAATCGCTGCGATCTATGATGTCAATCAGGGCCGGATCAGCGAGATCCACACCGGCCGCCGCGGCGGCCGCAAAAAGTCAGACAGCTGAATAGGAGCTCCCTGGCGCGTCAACGCGCGCCAGGGAGCTGCCGTTCATGTATCACCAACCGAGATAGCGAAGCATCGCCGAGACCTGCGCCCACCAATAGATTACGGCGACACCGACGATCGCCACTGCCCATAGTGCTTTGACTGCGTATTGCCGGGCCAGTCCTGAGATGATCGACCAGATCACACCTGATCGAGCTTCTGCGCCAGCAGTTCGGCAATCGCGCGCAGCGGGCCGGGGCCTCCGGCCGCACTGTAAGCCCGCATCCCATCGGCCATGCGCTGCAGCTTGTCCCGGATCTCGGTGTCAGGCGTCCCATCAGGCTGCGCCACGGCGACAGCTTCGGTAGCGACTACAGCGAGGAATTCGGTCAGCTCATCAGCTGACAGGTCGAGGGATGCCATGGGCTTTCTCCGTTGCGCGATCCCGGCACAGTCCAGCGCCAGGTGCAACCCTTGCATCATGACGTCGGACAGTTGGTGATCCTCGACCTAACGAGGACCTTGCACGATCGTTCCGGCGCCATAGTCTCCTGACTCTCGGCCGAGCTGACGTTCAACGCCGGCACGGCCGCCGGGGCTGCGTCGCGGGAAGGGGCAGGCCAATGGGCGTGTCCTGCAGCTCGCCGATCCAGCGGCGCGGCTCGCGAGGAATAAGTTCCATGCCCGTCACCGTGACCCAGAACGGCTTGGGCGGAAGGCCATGCATGGACTCCATAGCAAATTGTGCGATAAGCCGGACCAGCCCAGCCAGTCTTCGCCCTCCAGGCCGGTATCGATGGCGTGGACGGGCTGGCGGTCTGACTCCGTATCCTGAATGCCATCAAGTGCCTTTCCGAGATTGAGCCAAGTTCACCCTGGTGAACTTCATCGCCACTTGCTAAGGCTCACGCAGGTATTCTGTAACTGGGCTTGAAAAAAATTGGCTGAATCTGCGCTGCTGCATTGCCCAATTCGAGGCGGCCTGAGGGTGCGTCAGCGCGCCTCAGATCAATTGACGTTCACTGAAGAGAAGCAGCGCATCGACGCTATCCGATACCTTATCCACCGGAAGTACCCGCGTGAGAATTTTGGTGTCGAAACCACTCTGTTCCGGCTTGGCAATGCGGGTCGGAATTCATTCCGAACCGATTTTGCGGTTTACGATCAGCCATTCGATAGCTTGAGGGGCCTCTCTCTGGAAAAGAGATTGGATCACCTCCGATTGCTTGCGGAAATCAAGCGAGACAACGTCTCTGCGGAGGCTGCGAAGGCCAATCAAGTTCGGTCCGCCCTGCATCTTGTCCCGGACATGGATGCCCTCGGCGTATATTGGGACGACATTGAGCAACGCTTTTTCTTTCGCCAGATCGAGAAAAAGAAGTCAGTTATCAAAGAAGCGCCGATCAGCAAGATACCCACCTGGGGCTCGTCTGTAGATTCCACCAAGTTGAGCTTTGACGATCTTGCGCCAACCAAGGATCTAGTTCGCATATTTGATGAGATAGAGGATGCGATACATACGCACCTCGCAGATAAGGCTGCCAGATACACCCTCATTCAACAACTATTGCTACAAAAGATTTTTGATGAAAACAGTCATAGAGCAGGCAAAAAGCGCTCTGACCCATTAGATATCCAGGATTATTCTGTTGAGGCATTAACCGATGCCGATGTGATGAGACGAATGAACGACTCATTGTCTCGGGCTGCCAGTCATTACAACATATATCTACCACCCGGAAAGTTGATTGACGACATATATCGGTGCCATCCGGAAGTAATACGTCAAGCCACTAAAATTCTTGCCCCAATCAATGTTTTGGGATCGAAGACGAGCGTTATTCAACAGTTTTATATGAAGTTTGCGAAAAGCCTCTATAAGTGGGACTTAGCTCAATACTTTACCCCCCATGAAGTCATAGATTTTATTGTGGATCTTACAAATCCCCAACCTGGCGAGCACGTTTACGACCCCGCTTGCGGTAGTGCAGACTTTTTGGTCAGCGCGTTCCGGCGTGTTGGGACGCCGGCCGATTCTTGCGTCTGGGGCGCCGATCACAGTGAGCAAGCCGTACAGATAAGCATCCTGAATATGGTGCTGAATGGAGATGGAAAGACCCAAATCAAGCCGCAAGATAGTTTGGTGGCCTTCGGCAAGAGTAGCCAGCTTTTCCCGATTGTCCTCTGCAACCCCCCATTTGGTACTAAGATCGTCGAACGCCGCTATGAAGTGCTGCGCAAATTTGACGTCGCTCACGTTTGGAAGGCGAGTGACCGTGGACTGACAAAGACCGACGAAGTTCGTGAGGCGCAACAGGCGGGTATAGTATTCGCCGAGCTATGCGTGCGGCTATGCACGGTCGGGGGCCGCGTCGGCATTATTTTGCCGAACGGCTATCTTGGAAATCGCGGTACTGAATATGTAGCGCTACGTGAGTGGCTTCTTCGGCACACAAGGATAGTGGGGATATTCTCGTTCCCGCGTTTCACATTCAAGAAATCCGGCGCCGACGTAAGCGCGTCTGCGGTTGTTTTGGAAAAGCGAGCCGTTCCTCTGGCCAACGCATCAGAGAGCGAAGATTACTCTTTCTTCGTGGGCAATATAGAGTCGGTTGGCTGGCGGGCGGGCGACAAGAGTGCGGGCCCGATTTACTTGCGAGAGGCCAGCACCGGAGAGCCGCTTCTGGATGACAACAATGAGCCGATACTCGACGCGGACTTTGATCGTGTGCTCTCTGACTTCATCCAGTCACCTGCGATAGACTGCTTTCCTTGGGCCGCCGATGGGCGCGAGCCCCCCCCCGGGGTTCACACCGAGGGCATATCTATAAAGCGCATATTGAGCCGCGCTGACCGTAATCTTGATCCAAAACGCTATGCGGAAAAGTTCGCTCGGATACAGGCGAGTATCGCCAGCGGAAAACACTTCCGACTGGGGGATGTGCTGGAGATCGCCCCGCCTTCTCGCCTTCGTATCGAGCGATCAAAACTCTATCGATATGTGGAGATCGAGCGCGTCGGTATTGGCGAGTACGACAATGAACAGAAGATGGGCTGGGACTTGCCATCTCGAGCAAAACTTGCCGCTGCTCCGGGCGACATTTTCATCGCGCATATTTGGAGTAGCGCTGGAAAGTGGTTCATTGCTGCGGGCGACTGCTCAAATGTTGTTGTGACGAATGGGTGCACACGCCTGCGCTTCAAGCGCGGATGCGAGGACCGCCTCGCTGATTTGGCTGTAGGCCTTTCGTCAGAGGCATTCCGCATTCAAATGCGAGGACTGGCGACTGGCTCGGACGGATTGGCCGAAATTGTCGATGAGGATATTCTATCGATCATCTTGCCAAACACGCTGACCGACAAGGCACGCGAGGCGGTAATGGTCCGACTTGAGCCAATTCTCAGCGGCTCCGATACATTCCAAAAATTTGCGCAGGATGTTCAAAACAAAAGCACATCGTTCCCGAGCGCGCCGCCAAGAAAACATCATTGGTCTCTCATTTAACCCCGGCTCTCCACATCAATTTCCTTTGGTATCCTGTGCCGCCTTCATCGTGCCTGCTGCATGCAGCGCATCTCAGCTTCATGCTTAAACGACGGCGAGAAGTTCGGTCAGGTCCAAGGATGTCATAGACCTTATCCGATGTGCGATCGCGGCATAGTCTGGCGGCAAGTGCAATCTCTGCAACATGCCGTAACGCCCGGGTCGGGTTGTCACTCAACGCCGAGGCCGCCTGCGAGGTTGCGCCGCAGGATCTGGCTGCCCGTATGGCGTCTCTTGGATCTCGTACCGCCACCGGTTCGGCGCGGGCGGCCATAGCTCCAACCCGCTGGCAGTCACCCACAACGGCGCACGAGCCCGCCCAAGCCGCTGCTCCACCTCAAGCACCGTCGCCGCCTTCTCGTCTCCAACGTAGAGGGGCGCGCGGCGTATCAGGTCGCAGAGGTCACCGGCCTTTTCCCGGAGCGAACCGCCTATCGAAAGCGCGTGGCACAGGCCACTGTAAGCGACCACCACCTCGGCCATGGTGGGGATAGGGCCGGGTGGGCGGACAAGGTTGGCGCGCGGCATCTGGTCGTCACTTTTTTCGGGCATGGCCGGAGCCTGCCACATCGCGCAAAGCGCGTGTCAAGCCAGACGCCTGGCAGGCAGAAAGTGGGACACTGCCGCCATGAAACCCAGTGTTTGGGCAGGCAATCCGGGTGTCCCATCGGAGGCTATGTCATTGACGTTGCAGGAAATGACGACACCGGCCCCAGGCACCACTTCCATTCCCGCGCCAGCAATATCAATTACTTAGTGGGTGGATTTGTCCCACTTTTTCGCTTGGCCCCTGAAAGTGGGACAGTTTTGTGCATGGGCTGTTCGCCGTCGATCATCGGCATGGCTGACCTGGCGAGTCGTTTCTGGTCGGCGGCGCGGGTGTAGATCTCGGCCTGGGACATCTTGGTCCAGCCAAAAACCGCCATCAGCTGGTGCGCTGTGGCGCCGTTGTCGGCCATCGTGGTGGCGGCCAGCTTGCGCAATCCGTGCGCCGAACAGTGCGGCAGGCCCGCCGCCTCGCACATGCGCTTGAACCAGTTGCCGAAGCCGTTGTTCGAGTAGGGCTTGCCGGCCTGCGTTTGCAGGAAGACCAGGTCGCCGGTGACGTGTGCCGAGGCGTCGAGGATCTGCCTGAGCGCGGGCAGCACCGGCAGGGTCAGCACCTTGCGGCGTTTGTGGCTGCCCTTCGTCACCGTGAAGGTGATGGTCTCGCCATGGTCTGGATCGAGGCGCAGATGCGGCCGGCCGATCTTGACGAGATCGCCACGCCTGACGCCGGTCAGCAGGATCAGTTCGAGCGCCAGGCGGGGCTTTGTGCCGATGGGGTGGCGGGCGCGGAACTGTTCGCGCTCGGCCTCTGTCCAGGCGTGGAAGCCGCCGGCCGGGGCGCTGTGGTTGGCGACGCCGGCGCAGGGGTTGGCCATCACGTGGCCGCGCGCCAGGGCGAACTTGAACATGGCGTTCAGCACGTTGCGATCGGCATTGGCGGCATGGGGCGTCGCGGCCTTGGCCTCCATGATGCGGAGGATGTGTTTGGGCTGGATCTGGCGGGCGATGGCGTCGCCATAGACGCCGCTGCCTGACGCCGCCGGGCGGCTGCAGATGGCGTCGAGGCGCAGGCGGCGGACATAGCGGGTGCGCGGGTCGAGGCCGAGGAAATCGCTGGAGCGGTAGTAGTGCTGCGCCAGCCACAGCAGCGACCCTTCAGCGGCGGGCTTCAGTGGTTCCCGCGCGGGCTTGAGCGTGCCTGCGGTCCACGCCTGGTAGTCGGCCCAGAAGGCGGCCGAGAAGAGCGGGCCGCTCAGGCGGGTCTTGCGGCCGTCACGCCTGGCATAGATCCGCTCGTTCCCGAACCGGTCGGTATCGGTGACGATGAATTTCGGGCGGGTGGGCAGCTTGTCTGGTGGGGGCATGTCAGCCGAAGATGCGGTCGATGTCGCCATCGTCGGCATCGGGGCTGAGCGAGTCAATGAAGCGGTCGAGCCGGCGGCGATCGTAGCGGACGCAGCCGTCGATGCGGACCTCGGTCACCTGGCGCCGCGCGACCAGGTCGCGCAGCTTGGTCTCGCTGACGCCCACATAGCGCGCGGCCTCAGGTGCGTTCAGCAGCCGGGGCAGGATGGCCTCCTCGGCGCGGGCGCGGCGTGCGGCGGTCATAGCCCCTGCCCTATCTGCCGCGGCGGATAAAGGGCGTGAGCGCGAAGGCGGCGAGCGTGGCGATCGCCGCCAGCTTGGCGCCGCTGTCGATCAGCAGCGGGGCGCCGCAGATCCAGCCGGCCAGCACGGAGACGGTGCCGGCAGCTAAGCAGGTGATGGCGGCCTGGCGGCCGAGTTCAGCGAGGGAGATCACGGCTGGCCGTCCTCTTCGATCGCGTCCTCGTCGTCGCCTTTGTCGCCGTCTGGCGGGATGTCCGGCTGGGGTTCAATGAGTTCGGCGGGTAAGGGGATGCCGGTGGCGCGGCTGAGGGCGGTTTCTTCGTCGTCGGCCCATGCCGAATACTGGACCTCGGCCGGGCCGACCCAGAGCGCGGCCTCGAGCAGGAGGCGTTCGAGTTTCGACTGGCCGATGGCGGCCAGCGCAGCCTCGACAGCGGCCAGCCTCTCGTCTGTCAGGTCCCACGGATCGCCATCCCAGCCGGCCCAAAGATCGCCCGTGAGACCCATGCCCTGAGCCAACTCGATGGCGGCCGTGTGGCTGATGCCGATGGGTGCCGGCAGGCCTGTCTCAACGCCGCGCAGCGTATTCAGGATCTGGAGCCTGAGGCGCGTGGCGGGGTCGCCGCGCAGATGCGCTGCGGTCTCGGCAAGGAAGGCGTGGCGGGCCGCCTTGCGGGCCTGACTGGCGGCGGCTTCGGCCTGTGCCCTTGCCTCAGCGTCCGGGTTGACGCTCACGCGGCCGCTGCCCCGCTGGGCATGGTTTTCCAGCCAGCGGACCGCGAAGCCGTCGCGGACAAGCAGGGTCTGGCCGGTCTCGCCCGTTTCGGCAGGGCGCCAGTTCCAGCCGTCCGTGATCTTCAGCGGGTTCTCGCCTGCAATATCACGGCGCTGGAACTCCGCTGCGATCGCCGCGAGCTGGAGGCGTTCGGCCTGGGCGGGGTCGGCCAGCTTCACCACGCCGTCCTTTTCGATGGTGCCGCCGTCGTACTGGGCGAGGTCGAAGATGGCCTGGCTGGCCAGCGGCAGCGATTCGAAGAGCTTCTGTTGCACCTTCTCGGCGTTGTCCCAGCCCCATGACTTGGCCGCGATGGCCGTCAGCACGACGCCCTGGGCGGCGTGGGGGACTTCGGAGAGTTCGAGCGCCATCTGCAGCGAGATCTCGCCCTTGGCCAGCGCGGCCTTGCCAGCGTCGCTCAGCTCGCGCGCCAGGCGCACGCGCTTCTGCACCCAGCGGTCGGTCTTGCCGGTGGCCTTGGCCAGACGCGCCGTCCAGTCGCGGCCGCCGCTGAGGCGGGCGGTGTCGTGCAGGACGGCGAGGCCTTCGGCCTCCTCCAGCGGGCTCATGTCGGCGCGGCTGATGTTCTCGATCATGGCCAGTTCGATCAGCTCGGCATCGCTGAGGTCGCGCACCACGACCGGCAGTTCGAAGTCGTGCGGCAGGTCGCCCTGTTCGATCGCGTGGACGACGGCGCGCCAGCGACGTTCGCCCATGACAATCTCGACCTGCGGCGTGTCGGTCAGCGGGTTGGGCCTGGGCCGCGCTGTGAGGTTTTGCAGGATGCCGTTGGCGGCGACCGAGCGGGCGAGATCGGAGATCGATGCCGCATCGAGCGCGGTGGTCTTGCGGGGGTTCAGTGGCGACGGGAATATCTGGTCGGCGCGAAGCATGCGGAGCGGCGTGGGCGGCGTTGCAGCAGCAGGTTCGCCGCCCAGCAAGTAAGTCAGGCTGGTGCCGAGGACCGGCGCGAGGCGTTCAATCACGTCGATGGACAGTTCTCGGCCGCCGCTGGCGTCTTTCAAGAACTTAGCGACAGTGCCTTTGCCCAAGCCGGCGCGGCGTTCCAGTTCGCTGAGCGACAGGCCCTGCGCCGCGCGGCGCGTCTCGATCTCGCCGCGCAGGTGTTCGGTGGCGGTTCCAGGGGCGCTCATGAGCGTACCTCATCGCACAGGGTGCGCACGCTGACGGCGGGGATGACGCGGACCACGCCGGACTGGCGGCCGCCGCTGCGCCGGACGAACAGCCAGAGGCCGGTTTCGTCGGTGCGCAGGTTTTCCACGACGCCGTGCTGGCCGGGTTCGTCGAGCACCTCGACGCGGTCGCCGGTGGCGAAGGTCACGCGCGGGGCGAAGGCCGAGACGTTGGATGGCCAGCGCTGGATGCGGTGGGCGGGGAAGAGGGTGAGCGTGCCCATCAGGCGTCTCCCGCCACGAGGTTTTGGGCGAGCGCCTCAACGACGCGCGGATCGTCCTTGGCGCGTTCCATGGCGACAGCGTGGAACGCGTCGATGGCGTGGGTGGTGAAGCCCAGCCTGGCCAGATCGTCGCGCGTGGCGACGCCGGCGGTGAGCAGCAGATGCGACAGGCTGTCGGCCATGTCGGCGATGAGGGACTCGTTCTCGCGCTCAAGCGCGGTGGGGGTGCGAACGGCGTTCGGGGCGGGCATTATTGCGATCTCCTCGTTTGAGGAGTGCATGAATTGCGTTAATCGCAATTTTTGTCAATGCGATTTCCGCAATTCTCATTTCTGCGACGTTCGGAGCGGCCTGCACCCGTGCTTGCAGCCCGCCCCGAACGCATGCAACTTCGCATCAGAATTCGTGTCTGGGGGAAACCATGAAACTTGCAGCAGTATTCGCACTCGCTGGCGCACTCGGTCTCGGCGCTTGCCAGGCGACGATCACCATGCCGGCCTATCAGCCAAGTGGGTCGGAAAGCCTGACTGGGTCCGTCCGGGACGTGAAGGCGAGCTACACGCCGCCTGGCAATTCAACACAGACGCAGATCCGCACCACGACGGTTGGCCGGTTGATGATGAGCGAGCCCGTCTCAAGCTACATCTCGAACGCCTTCCGGCTTGAACTGCGCGGAGCCGGCGTGAAGATGGGTGATGGCACCTGCGAAGTGACGCTGGTTGTGAACGACTACGCCATGGATGATCTGGGCTTCAACGCCACTTACATCAGCGACATCAGCTATGAGTTGAAGGCTGAGCAGCCGATCTTCCGCAAAAACGTCAAGATCGCATTCACGACAGACAAGTTCGTGGTTCCAGAGGTGATCTTTGCAAGCCTCCGCAGCGCCCTGGCGCAGAACTTCGATGATGTGATGAAGGATCAGAAGTTCAAATCGGCACTGTCTTCAAGCTGCGCGGGGCCTGTCGGCAAGCCGGTCGCGTAACCCCTTGTGACATGCGCCTGAGGGTGAGGTGGGCAGTATGAAAGTCGCTGGTACGGTACTGATGTGCCTGGCGGGTCTCATACTGCTGGTTGCCTTCTCCATGAGTGGTGGTCTGGCTGGGTCCACGACGATCAATCTGGACATGATCGCGCAGCGCGAAATGATTGCGCAGCTTGGTGTCGGTCTGCTCGTGTCGGGGGCGGTACTGTTCGCGGGTGGCGCGATCGTTGAAGCGCTCGCCGAAACGAGCGCGCCACTCGTGACGGCGACCGCAGCCCCGGAACCGGCACCAGCAGCTCCGCCGACTGCGCGCAGGTTCCGCGTGCATGACGTGATGCTTGGGGACTGGCCTGACCTCTACAAGCTTGAGCCCGGCTTTCTGGTCGACCTTCACGCCGATGGGTCGCGCATCAAGGTCCGCTATGGGCTGCGCGCGCTCGGGCGTCTTGGTGAGATCGAATCGAAATCAGTATTGGCGGCTGGTCTCGACCGCTTTGAAGGTCGTCTTGACAAGATTGAAGTCGATGGCGACCGCGCGCTGATCTGGGTGATGGTCGGGCTGAAGCGCGCCTAGCGGCACCAGTCGTGCTTCTGGCCGTCCCATCGAACGGCATGGTGGCTTGCGATCATCGCCGCGTTGATGTCGGCGCCATCGGCCAGAATGATCCCCAGGGTGCGGCGGTAGCGATCCTTTCCATGCCGCACCAAAGTGAGATGTCGACCCTCCAGCAAATCCTGAAGATGGCCGCGCGCGCTTTCGCCGCGCCTGCGTTCAGCAGGGCATTGGGCGTGATGGATCTCCGGCGCGTCGACGCCCAGCAGGCGCACCCGCTCACCGTCGAGCTTGATCGTGTCGCCATCGATGACGGCGACCAGCTGCATCAGGAGCAATAGCTTGAGCATGGATGTCAGAGCCCGATCAGCTCGCTCAGCGGTACGATCCGGAAGATGTTCTTGACGCGCGCTAGGTCGATTTCGATGTCGCTGCGGCTGGGGTTGTATTGCTCCAGGACGATTTTCACGCCTGTCCGCTTGATGAGCTTCTTGACGTAGGCCGGGCCTGCGGCGCCTTCGGTGTCGCCGTGGCATTCCACGATGACATGATCGCCGATTCGGGCTGGCCTGCTGGGGTTCACGAAGAGCGGGTCACCCGGCGATGCCCATGGCTCCATGGATGTCGAATTGACAATCACCGCGAACGCCGTTCGCACAAAGGCCAGGCCAGGCGGGCGCCGCAGATAGTCGCTAGCCTGACCGTTTAGCGTGAACTCGCCGTCGTCGCCGGCAACAGCGACGCCAAGCACGGGCACATCGCGCGGCAGTTCGAACTGCCTGAGGCCGGGCAAAACGTCCGGCCTGATGTCCGATGGGGGCTGTGCTGCCGGCTTCTGACCGGCCGCTGATTCGGCCTGGCCGAGGAATGCACGGATCTTCTCGGCCTCGTTGGCCTTCAGCTGTCGCTCGCCGGACATGATGCGCGTGACAGCGGACCCGTCCAGCCCGATGAACTCGGCCAGTTCCTTCTGGGTCTTTCCGGCTGACTTCAGCCCTTCGCGAATCCAATCGACATTCATGCGCCCATTATTGCGAATTCCGCAATAACTTTCGATTGCCATTTCCGCAATTTTGATGTTGCGTTCGCATTGCGATTTTGACAATCCTTGCGACCCATGACCCCAGCTGAACGCATCATCTCGATCCTTGGCTCCGCCGACGCTGTCGCGACAGTCTGCGGTGTGCACCGTAGCCGCGTGTTCCGATGGACCTATCCCAAGGACCGCGGCGGCACGGGTGGTCTGGTTCCGGCTCAACATCAGCAGGCTCTCCTGGACGCGGCCCGCGCGCGAGGCCTGCCGCTCGAACCGGCCGATTTCTTCAGGCGGGAAGAAGCCGACGCCGAGGGCTCGGCATCTTCGGAGGCAGCAGCATGAGCGGGCAAGGTGATCATGGACGCGAGCATGCGCCAGATGCGCAACCGCACGACAGGAGCCAAGCTGGCGGTTCGACTCCAAAGCTGCGCGGCGGGCCGCGTGTGTGGCTGGGCAAGCTGCTGCTGCGGATCGGGGCGCAGGTGTGGACGCCCGCGCGGCCAAGGCGGGCGCGCGTTGGACTGGCGCTGATGAAGGCGGGTGGCGCGCTTCTGAAGACGGTCGCGCCATGAGGGCGAAGGGCAAGGGCGAAGCGCCCAAGCGCCTGCCAGGGTCGCATGGCGCGGTGAAGCCGCGGCCGGCGGGGACGCTGAAGGCCGCCGTGCTGGAGCTGGTCGATGCGGTCGGCGGACATGTGCGGGCAGCCGAGATCGTCGAGACCAGCAAGGGCCATGTGCAGCGCTGGACCGACCCGGATGGCGAGTCGGCAGGCGTTCTGCCCAGCGTCGGCAAGATCCGCCTGCTGGAGCGGGCGGCCGGCGAGCCGGTGGTGACGCGCTTCCTGGCGGCGGAAGCCGGCCACGCGCTGATGCCGATGGGGCAGTCGACGGCCGAGACGATCGCGGTGCTGCTGGCCCTGTCGGCCGGCGAGATCGCCGACGTGCTGCGGGCCGGGGCCGAGGCGATGCGCGACGGGCATGTGAGCCGGCGCGAGGCGGTGGAGATGCTGCCCGAGATCGACCAGGCGATGCGGGCACTGGGCGCGCTGCGTGGCTACATCGCGGGGCTGCGCGATGCGCCAGCCGTGACACGGGGCTGAGCGCACCATGGCCGGGGGGCACTTCAGCGACACATTAAGGGATGGGGCCGGCGCCCGCGTGCGCGGCCGGACGACGCGGTGCTGGGCCTGCGGCGACAGTTTCGTGCGGACGGGCGACGGCGTCGTGTGCCTGCCGTGCCGGACGGCGCCGCCGGCATGGATGATCGCGAGTGCTGCGTTCGTGGCCGAGCAGCGGGGAGATGGGGCATGACTGTGCGGGGACCCAAGGGCCTGCCGGTGCTGGCCAACGATCCGCAGATGCCGGCCGTGCGTGGCCCGGCCGCCGACAAGATCATCGCGCATGCCGCCGCGCATGGACCGGAGGCTGCCCGCGCGCTGGGCCCGGCATGGCAGCTGACGGCGCAGCAGATCGACCGGTTCTGTCGCCAGAACACAACGGCGATCGCGCGGGCGCGCATCGCGCTGAAGGGCGGCGCGCGATGACGGCCGCCCTGCCCCGCAGCCCGCGCATGTGGTTCCGTTCAAGCACCGGGCGCTGGATCGTCAGCGACTGGAGCGGCGCGGAGGTTCACGAAAGCCGGGGCGAAGACGCGGCGCGCGCCGTCTATCGCGCGCTGCTGGCGGCACAGCCGGCGCAGCAAGACAACGGAACACAATCCCACGCGAAACCGGGTGATGAGGCGATGGTGGTGAAAGCAGACGCCGTCGAGGAGTCCGGGAGTAGGCATGCCGGCGGGCGGACACCGGCTGCAACGTCTGAGGCAATGGACGTGACGGCGGGAGAGACCGCACCTTTGATCTCTGCGCGCTACTGGTGGGCCACCGGCGGCTGGATGTTCGCGCTGGACAGCGGCATCGGGTTCGGCCCGTTCCAGAGCTTCGACGCCGCCGTGGCTGCGCGGAGGGGTCGATCATGAGCGGCCATCTGACCAGCATCGAGCAGCTGCGCGCGCGCGTCGCGGAACTGGAGGCCGCGAACGAGGCGCTTCAGTTCCGGTTGAGCGAGCTGGTCGGGTCGCCCGATGACGGCAGCGTTGACGTGCCCGGACTGGGCCGCATTCACATGACGCCGCAACGCGGGCTGATCCTGCGCCTGCTGCTGGGGCGCAAGGGCCAGATGGTCTCATTGGATGCGCTGTACCAGGCGATGTGCGGCCACCGGCCTGACGCCGATTGGCCCGAGCTTAGGATGATCACCGTGCATGTGTGTCACGTGCGCAAGGCGATCCGCGGGTCGGCTGTGGCGATCGAGAACGTGTGGGGGCGCGGCTATCGGCTGGTGGATGTGGCGCGCGCTGAGGTGGGCGCATGACCGGGCTGGCCGATGAGATCAAGGCGCGGGCCGACCTGGCCGAGGTTATCCTGGCGGCCGGCGTGGATCTCAGGCGGCGGGGGCGGCTGATGGTGGGGCGGTGTCCGTTCCATGCTGAGTCGACGGGCAGCTTCACCGTCTATGTCGAGAACGTGCCGCCGTCGTTCCACTGTTTCGGGTGCGGCGCGCACGGCACGGTGATCGATTTCTGGATGAAGGACCGGGCGGTCGACTTGGGCACTGCGCTGAGCGAGCTGGGCGAGCTGCTGCATGTTTCACGTGACACTGCTCCGTTGTCGGACGAAGAGCGCCGGCGGGCGAAGGCCGAGGCGGCGCAGCGGCGGGCGCGGCTGATGGCGGAGGCCGAGGCGCGCGAGGCGGCGGCGCGGCAGCGGCGCATGATGGGGGCAGAGGAGATCTGGCGGGCGGCGCGGCACGATGTGCGGCTGACGCGGTATCTGGACGGGCGGGGCGTGCCCACGGCGGCGATCGCCCGCAGCTGGGGCGAAGCCGCGCCGGGCGGCGTGCCGCTGTCGCTGCGCCTGCTGATGCAGTGCCCGGATCACGAGAACCGGCGCGAAGACCCCGCCATGGTGGGGGTGATCACCTCGTCCGACGGGCGGTTCAAGGGTGTGCACCGGACGTTCCTGAACGCCGATCTGTCGGCCAAGCGCGAGGTGAAGGGCCTGGCGGCCAAGATGATGCTGGGCGTGGCGTGGGGCGGGGCCGTGCGGCTGACGCCCACTGCGCCGCGCCTGTTCCTGGCCGAGGGCATCGAGACGGGGTTGAGCGTGATGGCCGCGATGGCGATGGCCGGCGAGACGGCGGGCGCGGCCGTGTGGGCGGCGCTGTCGCTGGACAATATCGCGGGGCGCGGCTGGGACGCGATTCCCGACATGGAGAAGCCGGCGATCCTGCTGCCCGATGGCGTGGCCGAGGCGGTGATCTGTGAGGACGCCGACAACAAGGACCCCCGCAAGGCCGATGCGCTGTACGCGCGCGCGGCGCGGCGGTTCGGCCACCGGACGGGCGTGCGCGTGCGCCGGGCGCGGCCCCAGGCCGGCATGGATTTCAACGACATGATGCGGAGCGCAGCGTGATGGCGGCGACCGATGGATGTCGGCTTCGGCCGCGTGGGATGTTCCCGAAGCGAAATCGGGGAGCAGCGTGATGTCGGCGCGGGCGGTTCAGATCGACGCGGCGGACGTGGCGGCGCTGTATGGGCAGGGGCTGAGCCTGCAGCAGATCGCCGACCGGATCGGCTGCAGCCGGACCACGGTGGCGGTCGTGCTGGCCAAGGCAGGCGTCGCGCAGCGGTCGCGGCGCGAGGCGATGCGGCTGGTCTGGGACGAGCCGGGGCGCAGGGCGCAGATGCGCGAGACGATGCTGGCCGTCTATGCCCGCACGGGCACTGGCATCGCCGTGGTGCCGCCCGTGCCCCGGTGGGTGCCCGGCGACCTGGTGGACGACTTCATCGATCACGCCCGGCTGTGGGGCGAGGAAGCGGCGGCATCGCATTGCCGGCGGCTGAAACGGGAGGCTGAGGCATGTCTGTGAGCGAGGGCGTGAAGCCGGTGCTGTGCCCCCAGGCGGAGGCGGCGCTGGAGCGGTTGCGGGTGGGGCTGAAGGAAGCGGCTGAGGATGTCGATCTGATCGGCAATGCCGGTCTGCCTGGCGGGCTGAGCCTGCCCTTCCAGCGGCTGGTGCGCGACATCCGGGTTTGCAGGCAGGCGGTTGCGCAGCTGCGGGATCGTTTGTCATGAGGCCCGCGCCGACAATCGAGCAGGCGCTGATGACGGCCATGGGGGACACGCAAGGCCTGGGCTTTGTGCGCACGCGGCTGAAGCTGGCCGTTTCGGCCAGCAAGGGCGCGGTGGCGAACCGCGACCGGCCGGTGCAGTTCATGCGCGCGCTGGCCTTCGCCTGGCTGGATGCGCCGGACGTGCACGCCCGCGCGATCGCCTGTGACGCCATGCGCCAGTGGGTGAAGGTGGCCGGGTTGCTGCGCGAAGGCGAGGCGGCATGAGTAGTCCGACCATTGCGCTGCAAGTCAGCTGGCAGGAGCTGAAGCTGATCCATGTCGCGCTGTGCCAGGCCCGGATCGGGGCCGCGCGCAAGGGCGAGGACGGCAGGGCGCTGGATGAGCTGTCGCAGCGGGTCGCCGGGCTGAGGCTGGATCTGCTGCCGGTGCCGGCTGACAGCAAGGGCAAGCTGATCGTCGAGACGATATTGAAGCCGATGCTGAGGCCGAAGGCATGAGCGCGTCGGCTTTCATCACGGGGGCGCGGGCGAAGGGGTCGAAGGCGTCGCGGGATTTTCATCCCACGGGGCGGGAGACCGTTCTGCACCTGGTGGACAATGAGATCTTCGAGGGCGGGATCGATGAGCCGGCCTGCGGCGATGGGGCGATCGCGCGGGTGTTCATCGAGCGCGGGCACGCCGTGGTGGCGAGCGATATCGAGTATCGCGGATTCGGCGTGGGCGGGGTGGATGCGTTCGGCATCGCCCGCGCCAGGGCGCCCAATATCGTGACGAACTTCGCCTATGGGGGCCAGGCCACCGAGCGGCTGTGGGGCCATGCGATGGGTCTGCTGGCCCGCGTGCCGCGCAGGGCGGGACAGACGCGCAAGCTGGCCCTGCTGCAGCGATTCCGGTTCCTGGAGACGCGGCCGCGCGATGCGCTGTTCGAGCATCCGGCCTTCGTGCGGATGATCGTGATGGCCCGCGACCGGCAGCCGATGATGCATCGCGACGGCTGGGACGGGGCGAAGATGGCCAAGTCGACCGAGCTGTATGCGTGGTTCGTGTGGGACCTCGACCGTCCGCGTACGGCGGGGCGGCATGCTGAGATTGTGAGAGTGTGATGGCGACATCAGCGCTGGCTGTATGCGTCTGCAAGAGCGGTTTCTATAGCCGTCCGGTCGGGGTTGTCGGCCACGACCAAAGATCGAAGCCGGTCAAAGGCATTCAGAGGTTTGGCGGAGAGAGATTTCGCAAAGTCATCAGCGCTATAGCCAGGCTTCATAGCCGCAATTGCTCGTTCAATACTGCTGATAACATCAGCCATCATGTCCAATATATACAATACATTATCTCTGCTTTTGTCGGCAATTTGTCCGTCAGCGGTGAAACTGTCACGGACAAGCGACCAACCTCTATTCAACTGTTTTTCACAATATCGCATCTCTACTATCGAAGCCATGTCGAGCTTACGAACAATTTCAGCAGGAAAGATGCCTTTATTGTTCTCTATAATTTCTCCGATCTCTCCAATATGTTGAGCAGTTCTACGGTCTGTCCATGTCAATGGCATCTCGACCTCATGGTAGTCGCCATTAGTCTGAATAATATTCCTATACAACTGTGCAACGAGCACCTGTTCGATGATTGTGAAGGAAGATTTGAGGTCGAAGGCAACAACAAGCAATTCCACTGCAGATTTTTCTTGTTCAGATTTCTCTCGCTTGGCAACCGCATCGTCTGCAGTCTTTCGTTCCCACCGCGAAATCCGAACCGCGAAAATCACACCAAGGCCGGCACCGAGCAATCCGCCCAGGTCGAATGGAAATTTTTCAGACCCGAAAAATATTCCCAAACTGACGCTCTGGGCTACGGCCGCGCCAAATACTATCGCAGACAGTATGCCCAGCATGACCCAAAGCACCCTGAGAATTTCACTGCGGAATTCTCTAAAGAATTGCTTGGTCTTGTTGATCGAACTCATCTGCTCTCCCTTTCTCCCAAACTAAATTGCCGCGCACCCCGACTGGTTGGGGCATAGCACATGGCAAGTGAAGACGACATTGCGCGCGCGCTGATGGCGGCGGAGGACGCGGGGCCGCCGGAAGACCGGCCCGTGTCGGCGCTGGACCGGGCGTGCGCGTTCCTGCTGCGCAACGATATCGGCAATGCCGAGCGTCTGATCGCGCGGTATGGCGATGACCTGGCGTATCACCCAGCCCTTGGCTGGCTGGTGTGGACGGGGTCGCACTGGGACGCGGAGCTGGGCGGGCATCTGGCGCAGATGAAGGCGCAGCTCACGGCGCGTGCGATCTATGCCGAGGCGAAGGCCCTGCCGCCCCCGGACCCCGAAGAGGTGATTGCGCGCGCGCGCGACGAGGGCATCGATGCCGAGCGCGCGCTGAAGCAAGCGAAGAAGGACCACGACGCCCTGGTCGAGGCGTTCCTGCGCTTTGCCAAGTCATCCGGCAATTCGGGCAAGGTGGCGGCGATGCTGACGGAGGCCGCGCCGCACCGGATGCGCCGTCCGGACGAGTTCGACGCCGACCCGTTCGTGTTCGTGGCTAAGAACAAGACCCTGCACCTGCGCAAGGATCGCGTCGAGGTGCGGCCGCATCATCGCGGGGATCTGCGCACCAAGACCGGCGCGTGCGATTTCGACCCGAAGGCGACCTGCCCCAGCTGGCTGGCGTTTCTGGAGATGGTGCAGCCTGACCCGGCCATGCGCGGCTATCTGCAGCGGTTCGCGGGCTATGTGCTGACCGGAGATATTTCGGAGCAGGCGCTGCTGATCTTTCATGGCGGCGGCCGCAACGGCAAGGGCACGTTCCTGAATGCGCTGCGCGACGTGCTGGGCCAGATGGCGATCACCACGCCGATCGAGACGTTCGGCGACGGGACCCGGAAGGATGGCGCGAGCGCCAGCCCCGACATCGCCCGGATGCGCAGCCGGACGCTGATCGTCACCTCGGACGCGCCGGACAACCTGACGCTCTCGGCCGGGCTGATCAAGCAGATGACGGGCCAGGAGCCGATCACGGCGCGCGAGCTGCACAAGGCGTTCATCGAGTTCATGTTCACCGGCAAGATGGTGATCCCCTGCAACCCGAAGCCGCGGATTCCGGGCACGGATGACGGGATCTGGCGGCGTGTGCACCTGGTGCCGTGGCCGGTGCAGATTCCGCTGGAGGCGATCGACCGGCACCTGGGCGCGACGCTGAAGGCCGAAGCGCCGGGCATTCTGAACTGGATGCTGGAGGGGTTCGTGGCGTGGCGGGCGCAAGGGTTGAACGCGCCGGCGACGGTGCTGGCGGCCAGCCAGGATTATCGCACCGAGAGCGACCCGCTGGGCGAGTTCCTGAGCGTGTGGACCGACAGGGATGCCGGCGGGCGGGCCAGCTCGGCCGCGCTGTTCGCGAAGTATGGCGAGTACTGCAAGGCGAACGCCTATCCGGAGCCAAAGAGCGGGTCGTCGTTCGGCAAGTCGCTGAAGGCACGCGGGTTCGAGAGCCTGAAGTCGGGCGTGAAGGTGTGGCTGGGGTTGAGGCTGCGCGATGAGGCGCGGTCGGAGGAGGTGGCGGCTGCCCCTGCCCGGCCGGCGGCGGCGGCTGCTGGCGAGGGGGATGGCTGGGATGCGGCCTATCGCCTGGCGCAGGGGATGGGTTCCCCGGACCCCGTTGAGAGGGCAGGCGATGACAGGGAGGGTGGCGGTTTCGACCGTCCCAATGACAGTCCCTCTGAAGGGCGCGCGGGCAATCCGTTCGACGATCCGTTCGCTGACTATGACGATTAGGGACGGTGCACCGTCCACGGGGTGAGCACCATCCCTGACCCGTAACGGCCTGAACGGATTGAACGATCCGGCGCGGTGGGATGGTGCGGATGGTGAGGCTGATATTCCGCACGGGAGAGAATTATGACTTCGACTCTACAGGAAAATAAAAGGTCAGACACACCATCCCTAAACAAGAGCGGGGTCGTGGAGATCTCGGTGGAGGCGCTGATCGCGTGGACCTATGCCGATCAGCGGGCAGACCTGATGCCGCGCGAGGATGGGCCGGGGCGGGTGGTGTCGCAAATGGGATCGCTGGGCGGGCGGGTCGATGGCGGCGGCGGTGCGAAGGTGCGCCTGGCCGATGACGCCGAGCTGGTCGATGCGTGCGTGCGGGCCTGTTCATCGCCTGCGCTGGTGATGATGCACGGGCGGATGCGATCGCGGCCCGACCCTCGGCTGGGCGCGCGGTTTCGTCTTGAGCCGGACTGGCATGTCGAGCCGAATGGGAATGGCGCGTTCATCCGGGTGGCTGTGCCGGCGTTCATCCAGAAGACCAAGGCGTGGTGGGTGCCCGTCCACCAGGTCGACCGGCCAGACGAGGTGAGCCGCGACCGGATGGCGTGGATCTCGTGGGCGCAGGCGCTGGCGGAGGTGATGGTGGCGCTGAGCGATCATCAGCTGACGCGATACAGGCTGACCGATGAGCTGCCCGAGGTATCGCCATGGGATGTGGCGGCGGGGAGTTGACATTTGGGTCACGGTTTGACAGGGTTCCGGACAGATACACAGGACTCGAGCCCGCCCGGCAGCCGCCGCGGCGGGTTTTTCATTCTCAATCCACCCCGAACGCCGTTCGCCCTGCCTGCCCCTCGACGGGCGGGCGGGTCTGGCCGCGGGTTGGGGTCACAGATCGTCCGATCGGGGTTCCATCGGTCGACATGTGACCCCTGTCACCCCCCCCTATGGGTCCTTCCCGGGGTCCAAACCAATACGGGGCGGCGAGG